ATAATCTGCTTGCCTTGCCTCTAATAATTTGCCCTGGTACTCACTTTCTCCCCGAGCCATCTTATCAGCATGCATAAGTTGTGCATCCGCCATCTTCATTTTAGTTTCTTGCTTCTTCTTATAGATGTGCGTTCCCGCGTTCAATCCTAGCTTTAGTGCACTGAACCACATTGTATTTCTCCTGTCTTCGTTGACACATATATTCTATCATCATATCGATGCATTCGTAAGCCCTACCACCTGACAGTCGCCATCGCCAAGTTTGTGACCAATGAGGCTTTCTTTTTTTGCAGATAGTAATTGCACCACCAAAAAAATCTTCAAATCTTTCTAAAATATCTCGATCTTTCATCTCAATAGAACATTGAAACGTTCTTCTGTTGTTTCCTTTACCCCAAATACCAAAACTTCCCTCGCCATCAAACAATCCAGCTAGGAATAATAATTTACTTTTTTCGTTGAGATTTTCGTAAGACTTTTTTTGCATTTTTAACGGAGATTCCTTGTGGATTTGGTCCTCTCTTGGGCGGTGGCCCAGATCTTACTCCTCCACTTAAACCTTTTTCGTTATTTCTTTTCAAGTTTCTCTCTTGCAACATCTAATCTATCATCAGATTGTTGATCTTGTTGAGCAAGTCTATCATATTCAAATTCTAGACGTTGATTTACTCTTTGGTTCTCTTGATCTGCCTTAAATCTTGTCTCTTCCGCTTTTCTTTGTAGATCTGCAGCTCTTAAATCTACTTCTTGTTGTTTAATTCTAACAAGAGGGTCTTGTTTAGCAGCATTTGCCTGCATTTCACCTTGAACAAGCTCTTGTGTGATCCTTGCAGCAACTTTTGCAACCTCAGATTCAAATAAAATACTAAATTGTTCTGGATCTGATTGTGCAAGTTGTGTCATTTGAGGATTTTCCATCATTACAGCTCTAACTTCTTGTTTTGCTTTGAATGAAACGTGATCAGAAATGTGTGATTGCAACAAAGCGTACACTTGAGGGTTAATTTGCACCATTCTTGAGTTAATAAACGCCATGTGAGCAGCTAAATGTGCATCGTGATCTTGCATTTCGAACGCTGTAAGTAGTTTCATCTGTAAAGATCTAGCATTTTCCTTAGCTGGATCTAAAGGTTCAGGTTGTTTTGGTGGTGGTTTAAGTAAAGCTTCAATTTGTTTTGTACCTAATGCTTCATAAACACGTCTATACGCTTCATGAATGTTATGAAGTTGTGGATTTGACTGTGCAATTTGTAATTGTGACTGAGCTAGTGTTACTCTTTGAGCCATACTCATAATATTTGGATCTGCAACAGGTAAAATATCTACTCTGTTATCAAAATCTAATTGTTTTATTTCTCTTGGTCCCCCATAAACATCATATGGATACACTGGTGGTAAAGATTCACCACAAATTCTTGCTAAAATTTTAAATTCAAGACGCATTGCATAGTAACATCTCTTGTGAACACCACTCATCACACGTGAACCACGCTCCATCAATGCCATCGTTGTACCTACAGCTCTGTTTTGTGTATCATTACCTACAGCTGTATCGGTTATGGCTGCAAATTTTTGTCCTGCTTGTACTACAAACCCCATTAAATTGTATAAAGTTGGTGATGGTTCTGTGAATGGTAAATTAAAAAACTGATCTCTGATGTTTCCGCCAGGCGCATCTACATCTCTGAACTCTCCAGGCTGAATTGGTTGATCGTCATCTCTTACTCTCATACCTCTAGACTTAAATCCAGCAGGTAAATTTTTTAAAGTTCCCGCATCAATCAATTGTCTTAATGATTGTGTTGCAGCTTGAGATAGACCACCAATCATATGAGTCAAACCAAAACCATAAAAACCTAGTCCAGGTAAAAATTTGTAATGAACAAAGTATTCTATTCTTTGATAAGTAATATCATTTGGTTTGTAGTTTCTATAAATAGATAAAACTTCTCCAGAACCTTCATCAATTGTAACAATGTAAGGTATTTTTATTTTTTTTTCTTTGTCATCAAAATCTTCAAACTCATCTAAATTTAAATCTACATGCATTTCTAGAATTGTATGTAAATAATCTGCACCAGTTCCTTTAACACCTTCAAGCTCGTTAAGTTTCTTTTGAACATTGTCAGGTTCAGTTGTTGAATCTATAAGTTCAATGTCTCTGTAAAAACCTCCTGCCATTTTTTTTGTAACTTCGTTTGAAGTCATCTTAATTACATGAGTAATTCTTTCACAATCTTTCAAATCTGAAGCATAGTAAGGTACAACTAAATCTTCTGCAGGAATAAATTTAGACACAGGTCTGTCTAACAATGCATCGAAATAAATTTTCTTAAATGTAGAACCTGATAGTGGTAGATAAAATAACATCTGATCCATATCAGTTGTGTAGTCTTCCATCTCCTCCATCAATAGATAGTTCATGTAATCTTTAACTCTATCTGCTTGTTGTTCGGTGGCCGGTGTCACTGCACCAATAACTTGGGTTCGGACTGGTCCGTCACTTGGAACCAATTCTTTGTAGGCTTGTGCTTGGAATTGCGTAACAGATTCAGCTAACAACGGATGGGTGACACCAGATGCACCTTTGAATGGTTTTGTTACTTCTTGATACTTTGTTCCTAATAAATCAAGACCTTTTATGTAAGCGTCTTCCCAATCTTTTCTCGAAGTTTTATCTTTTTTGTATTCATCAATAAGTTCCATACCCATTTCTCTAAGGGTACGTTCATCCATGCCTTCAGCTAGGTTTGCATTGAAATCGTCTTGTGGTCTTTCTTCAACGACTTCTTCTTCACCCTCAACGGTCACGTCAACAGGGACACCTTCTGGTTGTTCTGTTACTTCTTCTTTGAATTCTTCTTCTACTTTTTCTATTGCCATAATTAATTGTACCTTATTGGTTTAAACATATCTACCACAAGTCCACCAAGTTTCTTATAGGTTTTTTGTGTACCTCTCATCAGCGGATTCACTTTAATAGCAAATGCATCAAAATACAAGGCAGGATTAGAAGCTTCTATAAAAGTATAATCATTCCCTGCTTCACCAGCATTTTTTGCGTTAATAGCATCATTATGATAAGTGCTTGTAATTTTTTTACCAGATAATTTATGTCTATCAGGGTATTTAAAATTTTCTGTAGAAATTCTTTTGTAGGGTTTGCTAGGATCAGATAACGATATTTTTGTGGGTCCTGCTTTTGATCCATATAATCTAGCTGCTCTTTTCATAAGATTTGGCATTACTGCAGATCCACTTTTGTTTATCCCTTTACCGTTAGCATAACCATAGAATCTTTCGTTACCAGCTTTGTACCCTTGACGGAAACTTAATTTGTCAAACGGGGCAACGGCAACGTAATCAACATTTTCTCTAGCAGCTCTTTGCATCAAATATTTTAATGCATGATCTCCGTATTGATCTGCCTCAACCATAGGAAAGTAATCGTATTGGCCACTTCTACTTCCACCACCCATTCTTGCGAACTCTCTTTCTATTTTTGCAGATTCATTAGCTGCCGCTTTAAAAGCAGCATCATCACCTTTTTCAGCAGCATTTGTTAATGCTCTTACAAGCTTGCCTTTTTCGTTAATCATTAGTTGCATTTCAATATCTTTTTGAAAAGGATTAACTCTTACTTTTGAATCTAATTGCTGAACTTTAGATAAGTTTTTAGCAACACTTTGATTAACATCAGATTGTATTTCATTTATAAAAAATACTTTTTTACCTTCTGGTGTAAACCTTGTATCAAATCGTACATGATAAATATTATTTACATCATCTCCTAAGACACTGTTGAAGTGACCACCTGAATTAAATTTTCTTGAGTTGGTAGATATTTCTTCAGGTAATGTAAATATTGTTTCTCTATAATCCTTACCTCCTTGAAGAGTATAACTTGTTTCGTTACCATACTGTGTTTTAGTATTACGTAAAGGTCTTACTGTTTCATTTATTTCGCCCATAATTTTATTCATAATCTTTCTTTCATCAGGTTGTATCTGTTGAAGATTTCTCGTGTATTTCAGATCATCAATGAAAGCAGTCAAAGCAGAAGAACTTCCAGGATCATTTTTGACTCCTGCTAAAGTATATCTGGTATCAGCTATTCTCTGTGCAACATCATCTAAAGCAGGCTGCCCTGACTCAGCTAAATTTTTATATTTATAAAATAAATCTTCTAATTGTTTGTCGGCAGATGCAATTTGTTTTGTTACCTTTTCTGTTGCGTTTGCAGGTATTCCAAGTTCAACAGGTTTTAATCTATTTAAAGGATTAAGCTTTATCATTGCACCTAATTCATTTGCATTTAATTTAATACCGAACTTTTTTGCTGCAGCTAACATACCACCGACTAGATCGCCAGCCTCATTAAATGTAGCTATGTTTGTATCGAATAATTCTTCTTTTGAGATATTTACTTCTTTACCTGCGAAAGGTCCTGAATCATATTTAAATTTTTTCTCTGCTCTTTCTAATCTTGTAGATGGTTTTCCAAAAACTGTAAAATTAACTTTTCTTGTAGATGTTAAATGATCTAACCATTCATCTGCAGTGTAAGTACCTCTTCCTTTTCTCATAACCCAATCGTATGTAGAAGAACCAAATGCTGGAGCTACGTCATCACCCATCTGCAATGGTTTTGTTTTTTTAAGTACAACTGGTGGATTTTTAATTTCTTGTACAACTAAATCTTGAGCCTGTGCTTGTGAAGGTTTAGGTGTGTAGGTTATTTGTTGCTGTTGTTGTCCGGTGGCCGGTGTTGCTGATTCTTTTCTACCTCCAAGAATCCTACGTCCGATCCCTCGTAAAATATTTTTAAGGGACATTGTCCCTCCTAAGTTATTTTAGTAGCTTTTTTTCTACCTAGTTTGCAACCACGAGCCATGACCATTGTTCCTGATTTGTAACCCATAGGTTTCATCACGCCACCGCCCATCATACTTCTCAAAGAAAAAGTTTTTCCTTTTGCATCTGAAATAAGTCTTGGTGAAGCATCATAACTTTTATTTTTTCCATATTGCCTACCTTTTTTTTCTGTTATTTCAGGTTTTGTGTGAGAATACATTCCACCTTTTGTGATAATAATATTTTTAAAAGGATCATCTTTTTTTTGTTTAGGTAAGTTTCCAATTCCAGCTTTTGCCTGTACTTGTTGAGGACCTCTACTTCTCTTTCTTTGTTCAGGAGTTTTTGGACTACCTATTGAATATCCTTTAACTTTCATCATGCCACCACCCATTTTTTTATTAGGTT